GAGGCATCTTCGCATTCTTCCCGTACTTCTTGCGAAACGCCAGCCAACGGTGATGGCCATAGGCCAACTCAACCTTTCCATTCTTCCTTCTCGCAATCACGTTGTCCCAGAAGCCGGTACGTTCCATCGACCCAAGCAAAACATCTATCTTGTCTCGATCCACAGGATACCTGTCCATGTGACGAAACGGATTCGGCTTCACCTTGTCGGCTTCGATCATTATGTGAGCCACAGCAGTCTCCTATTAGTTAATGTCCTCTATTGATACCTCTTCTTCCTCACCACCTCGCAGGCTCGTTCCACCTCGTCCCAGCACTTCTGAACCAGCATCCGCAGATCGTCCACCAAATCGTCCCCTTCGATCTTTCGGATCAGGTCGTCCCTCCTCAGCTTTATTATCGGACCCAACCCAACTGCTTCCACGAATCCGTTGCCAGACTTGCTCCAAGCCTTCTCGTCGATCAAGTAGTCGACGCACGAGCCCACGTCGTCGATCCCGCACGAGTGGAAGATCGGCACCTCCACGGAACGTTCCTTGCCCGTCAAACGGTTTTTCTTCACCGTCACACCCACCACCACGCCCAGTTGTCTGGGCTTGCCCCGCACAGTCTTCTTGATCCGCGACTTCACCCGGCTCCACAACTGCAACGTGGCGTAGAACAGCAAAGCCCGACCACCAGAATAAGCGGCCGGCTTGAACTGATCGAACGAATCGCGGGTCTGGTTCAGCACGATCAAGATCGAACCGCTCTCGCGAAGCGGGCTCATCAGCTTCCGCATGTTCGCCGAATGAATCTTCGCCTTCGAGTCGCCGTAGCTTCCGGTCGTCGTCTTGCCCTTCCGATGGGCCGACTTCACCTCCTCGAACTTCTCCTGCTCCTCCTCGCTGCTCAGCGAATCCTGCGAATCGAGAATGTAGACGAACGGCCGACCATCCTCCAGAGCATCGTCCACGTTGAAATAGAACTCTCGAACGGTGCAGCTCGGAGGGTCCATCCACTCGATCCTCTTCGCCGCCTTCTCGCCAAAAAACCGCCCCAGATCCATCAAGGCCCCGCTTTCCGTCGGATCATAGATCAAGCGATACTGATCGAATCGCTCATCGTTCGCGGCCTCGGCGAAGCATGACATTCCGAGCCACGTCTTCCCCGACATCGAATCTCCCGGGACGAAGAAGTAGTGACCGATCGGGAAAGCTCCTTCGACCCTGCCCGAGCAAGCCAGGTTGACCAGCGTAGAGCCGCTGCTCAGAAGCAGCAGTTTCTTCGTTGTTCCTCGCTTTTCCGATCTTCGCATCATCTGCTTGATCTCCTCAACGGTCGTCACTTGACATAGCCCTCTGGGTGGCTCTCGAACCAACGCCACGCCGAAGCCACGATATCGTCGATCTCCGTGCAGCGGGGTGACCACGATAGCTCGGCCTGGATCTTCCGCGAGTCGGCGTAGAGGATGGCCGGGTCGCCTGGGCGGCGGGGGCCGTACTCGATGGGAATGTCGAGGTCCGTGACCCGCTTGGCCGACTCGACCACCTCCTTGACCGAGCAGCCGCGGCCGATCCCCAGGTTGTAGACCCGCACGTCGCCAGCCTCAAGAGTCTCCATGGCCATGATGTGAGCGGCACAAAGGTCTTCCACGTGGATGTAGTCGCGGATGCAGGTGCCGTCGGGCGTGGGATAGTCGGTGCCGAAGACCGTAACCTTGTCGCAGCGACCCTGGGCGACGTGAAGCAGCACGGGGATGAGGTGCGTCTCCGGCTCGTGGTCCTCGCCGAGCGACCCGTCGGCCGCCGCCCCGGCCACGTTGAAGTAGCGAAGCGAGACGTGGGCGAACCGGCGATCGGCCGCCGCGTAGTCCTTCAGGATCCGCTCGACGAACAGCTTCGACCGCCCGTACGGGTTGATCGGCTCCTGAGGCATCGTCTCCACCAGCGGCGTGGTCTCCGGCTCGCCGTAGGTTGCACACGTGGAGCTGAACACGAGCCGCTTGACGCCGACCTGGTGCATCGCCCGCAGCAGGCTGATCGCGCCGGCCGTGTTGTTCTCGTAGTAGCTCAAGGGATCGGTGACCGATTCGCCCACGTAAGCCAATGCCGCGAAATGCATCACGCACTCGACCTCGTGTTGGCGGAGCACGTCGACCAACGCCAGGGTGTCGGCCAGATCGACCTTGTAGAAGGTGGCCTGCGCGTGGACCGCCTGACGGTGGCCGCGGAAGAGGTTGTCGATCGCCACGACCCGGTGGCCGGCCTCGACCAACTGCTTGACGGCGTGCGAGCCGATGTAGCCCGCACCGCCGGTGACCAATACATTCATGCCCACACCCTTCTCTCCTATCCCCCACTTAGGGGGATTCTGATTCCCTTAGCCCCCCCCCTTGCTGCCCTCCCGACACGGAGACCCTGCCCAGGCCCCCTGGCTTCCCGTCTGGCGGAGTTTCAGAACCCTCCCCCTGTTCCCACCATGCCCTTCCCTGGGAATCCCCGTTAGAGACGGTCTCAGGGGGTCGATCCCCCGACTAGGGGGTCCGATAGCTGCTTGTGTGAAAATGCCCCACCAGCGATGGCCGATGCCGGGGCCGAGCACCCATCTGGAGACCGCCGTCGGCTGATTACAAACCGAAGGCTTGGCCATTTCGGAGAAACTCATCCTGTCGTCGTCCTCGGGCTCTGCTGGCTCACCCGCCACTGACTGCTACCAGTTGTCCCAGTCATCGTCCTTCTTCGACTTGGACGACTCCTGCTTCTTGGAAGGCTCGTCGTCGTCCGAATCATCATCCTGCTTCGGTTTTCGCTTTCTGGACTGCCTATCTCCATCCTCGTCTGAATCGTCTGACTTCGACTTCCGCTTCTTGGAAGGCTCGTCGTCGTCATCCCAATCATCGTCCTTTTTGGACTTGGACGACTTTCTGGAAGGCTCGTCGTCGTCCGAATCATCTCGACGAGCTTTTTTCATCGTACTTTTCGGCGGCTTGCTAAGGTCTTCATGACCCACAGCCTTGTAGATTTGCCCATCCTCGTCCTCCACGACGAAACTCGTTCCGTCCCCGGAGATATGGACGATCTCGCATTTCTTTCCGCGGAACCAGACATCTTCTCCGACGGAGTGTTCCTGCCGAGGCGTTGCTTTCTTCCTCGACTTCTCCTCGGGCTCGTTGTCATCATCCTCCTTGTCATCTCCTTCCTCAGTCTGAAGGAATAATGCCTTCAACCTGTCATACGGTGTGATGACAAGCAAATCGTCCAAGCAGGGCATCTGCTCAACAATCTCCGAATCGTACTGCCTCTTGCGAGCTCGAAACTCGATGTCGCCGACATCGGTCCACTTCCCCCTATCCGACTGCTGAAGAGCGAGCCGCATCGTCAGCCCGTCGATCGGGTCGGCGAAGAAATCGTAACCGTCTTCCTCGTCGCTGTTGTTGATCTTGTCCTTCAGAGCCCTGCCGAACAAATGATATGACACCTCCCAGAGCAGCAGACCATCCGGATCGTTCATCAAATCCTTGATCAGCCAGAGCTGTCTCTCCTTCGGTGCCAAAATCTTGATCAGGGCCTCGTCGGCGTTCGGATCAGCGGACAGCTTGGCCCGATGCTCGCACACCGGACACGGCTTCTTGAACGTCTTGGCCGGACAGAGGTGCCAATCCTGATTCGGCCCGATGGCCTGATGAACGAAGAACGTCCGCTCGAAGTATGGCTCGCCCGGCTCCGCCCGCGGATTTCCTTTGCCAGCGATGAACGACATGAAATCCAGACGATACGTACCAGGCTTGGCCGAGAACATCTTCAGTCCCTCGGGCAGCCGCAGGTAGTTGCTTCCACCACGAATCTCTTCTCGCCATCGACGGGCCGAAACCCGTCCGCCGCCTTTACGGCTTCTTCCCATTCGACTTCTCCTCTTCGTAGAACAGTTTTCGACCTTTGAAAAACGCATACGTGCCCAGCTTCACCGCCATGAACATGACCCACGGCAAGCTGAGTGCGAACAACAGCCACAACAACGCCTCAATCATCGTCTCTTCTCCGCCGGGGCCGGAAAGCCCGATCCTTCTGCATCTCCTCTAGCTCTTCCCGATGTTCTTTCGGTGTCCGAGGTTCCGAATAGTAGTTTGCCAGATGCAGACGGACGAGATTCTCCAAAGCCGACTTCCGCTGCTCCAGAGCCGAGACCAGAGCAGACATAATGTCATATCGGTGCTTGGCTTTTCCGAATCTGCGAACGGCTCCGATGCACGCCGTAGACTGAGAGATGGTAGCCTCCACAGCCTTCTCCGTCAGTTTTCCGTCGATGCCGAACCGCTCGGGATCGGCCCGCACTTCGCTGTCCACCTCGGCTCGGGCGATCTCGACGGCGGCCTTGGCTTCGTCCATCGCGAGCCGGGCGACGGCAGCCTGCTGAGCCCACTGAAAATAGAGCGTCGGCTGCCTCGTCCACTCCCGCTCCAAGTTGTGCTCGTCGATCTCCAGGACCGACTCGACCGGCTTCGCCATGTCTCCACTCATCGTTCTTCTCCCACCTTCCACTCGTGTTCCTGCTGAACCATCTTACTCTCGACGAACCGCTTGGCCTTCTCGAACGCCTGCTCGACTTCTTCCCTAGTAGCTTCACACTCCAGTGACAGCCCGACGGTGATCTTCATCGACTCGAAGTTCC